CGGCTTATGATGCTGCAGAAGAATATATGACAGACAACGAAGTTCCTGGCGGATATGTAATGTTCGTTTCGGCAGCAACCTATCGCTTGCTAAAAAATGCCAAAGGGGTAACAAAATCATTTTCTACTAACCAAATGGCAATCAATGGTATTAATCGCACAGTAGCTCAAATTGACGGTGGCGTGCCCATCTTAAAAGTGGCGAAAGACCGTTTCTCAGGTGTGAACATTGAAGATAAATTAAACTTTATCATTGTTCCTTTAACTGCAGTTGCGCCAATTGTCAAATATGGGACAGTTGATACTGTGCCAGCTTCGCAAGACCGTAGTGGTTACCGTGATACAATTAAAGGTTTGGATTACTATGATGCAATTGTATTTGATAATGCGAAAAAAGCTATTTATGTGTCATATGTCCCAAAAGCGTAGCCCCGAAAGTTGGTAAACTAACGCCGACAACAAGCGGGGTAGTTATTGAAATGGAAGAAGGAGCTTAGTCTCCTTCTTTTTTAGGAGGAATCTAAGATGTCCTATATTGATTTTGAAGAGTTTAAAGAGCTTACAGGCGCCACAGATGAATATAAAGATAACTTTGACAAATATTTAGTAAAAGCCACCGCAGCGATTGATAATGTAACGAATTACTTTTATCAGTTCAATGATATAACGAAAGATTCTAGGCAATTTAGAGTGAAACAGTTTAAACTCGCTCTGTGTGCGCAAATAATGTATTTTGTCGATGTTGGTGCGGATACGTATGAAAGTATCAACAATGCCCCTCAAAGCTTTTCAGCAGGCCGTACGAGTATTTCTAATGCCAGTCGCTACAATCATTCTGGAAATAACGAAAGTAAGTCGTTGACTGCCGAAGACGTTTATTTGTATCTGGAAGGTACAGGTTTGTTATATCGAGGTGTTTCGTCATGCTAATGCCAAAGCCACCCAAAAAGTTCTTAGTTGATTCCTTTGAGTATAAAGAGTACTTAGGGGAGGGCGATTGGAACAAGCCAGTATACAAGGAACCAGTTCTTATTGAGTATTGCCGGATTGACAGAGGAAGCCAATATACCTTTTCATCAAGCGGTAAACAGTTGCTCTATAACGGATTGATTTTCTGTTATCACGGATTGACTATGCCCTTTCCTGAATTCAAAGAACAATCATTGGTTATTTATGATGGTAAGGAACACGTAATCACTAAAATTGATACTGTCATAGAAGCCTATCAAGCAGCCACTATTTATTCTTATGAGATTGAGGTAATCTGATGGGGATTAAGGTAAATTTAAGCGGTGTAAGAACCAAAGTAAGCCCTGAGGCAATGAGACGAGGCAGATATGCGCTGGGTAATCAAGCGATGGCAGATATGAACCAATTTGTACCACGAAAGAATAATATTTTAAGGCAAAGCGTTCATTTATCAAACAATGGTGAAAAGATTATTTACGGCACGAAATACGCGAAACGTCAATTTTATTTGAACGGAAAAAAATATACCACACCAGGTACTGGGCCAAGATGGGATTTAAAAGCAAAAGGTGCTTATCTAAATTCGTGGAAACGGGCTTTTCTGAAAGGAGCGGGTATTAAGTAATGGATTTTCTTGATTGTTTAAATGAAAAGATAAACCAGATTCCTAATTTGCCGTTAAATATTCGGAAAGGATACCTTTCAGCACTAGAAAGCTTAGTGATTTACCCATTACCGGGCGGTAGGGTAGAAACCGAATATTATGACGGAATCAAAGACGAGTTGTTAAACTATGAAATTGCCATGAAATCAAAAGACGGTGGTAAGATAGAGCATACGTTATGGTTGCTATCGGATATATTAGAAAATATTGAAGAACTACCAAGTAAAGATAGCTCTTTTGAGTATAACAATTTAACAATAACGAACAGACCTTTCATCAATGAAGCAGATGAACAAGGTTGGTTCGTTTTTTTATTAGATTTTCAAGCAAAATTAACCACATTCAAGGGGGAAAAATAATGTTATTAAAAATGGATATCCAAATGTTTGCACGTGAAAAAAATGCGAAACGTGAACACTATATCGCTGAATATACACCAGGGAAAGAAACAGCTCCTACGGAAGATACAGAATGGTTGCGACTAGCAAAATATATTTCAACCATTGGTGATGATTCAGACGAAGAAACAGATGATACGGGCTTTTATGATGGTGATGGAACGCCTGAAACGACTGTAGTATCAGTATCTGGTACGTATACACCTGAAGGCATGTACGATGCTGAAGACCCAGCACAACAATTAATTGCTAGTAAAAAATACAAATTAGGTGATGGCCGTAAAATTTGGCATAAAGTCGTACAAACCAATGGTGATGTTTATGTGGGACGTGCAACAGTTACAGGCATTAAGGCAGGTTCTGGTGATGCAACAGCATACGAAGAATTCGGTTGCTCAATCAAATACGATACGTTACCAAAAATCAGCCCAAAAGCATAACCCCAGTAATCGGTAAAATGACTCCGACTAAAACTGGGGTAATCATTGAAATGGAGAAAGGAGAATAAGAATGGCAAGAGAGTATATTGTTTATAAAGGTGAGGAAGTCATTGTTCCGGCTGGTCCAAGCCCTCTAGAAATTACAGGAATTGAGCCAAACACCGACGTTCCAGCAGGAACATACCAAGTAGGTTTTGCAGACGGCGGGGAAAAAGTAAATGTACCGGCATTTAAAACATCGCCAATTGCTGTAACTGGTTTAGAGTTTTCTCCTAAAACATCCACAGCAGATGCGGGTACTGCAGGTAGCCGACAAATCACAGCAACTGTTTTGCCTGAAAATGCTACAAATAAAAAAGTAAACTATTCTATTACGCCTGTAACAGAAGGCCTTGCTGTCTCTGAAACAGGTAATATTACTTGGACAGAAACGGTACCAGCTGGTACTTATGTTACCGAAGGCGAAACAGAGGATGGTAAGAAAACAGCACAACATACCTTAACACTTAATAATCAAGCATAAATACGAAAATAAGGGCAGCTATTTGGCTGTCCTTTTTTATGGAGGTAATTAAATGAAAGCATTAGAGATTAACGTAGCACGCACGGGTTTTCCGGTTATTATAGCAGGACATGAATTTTTCTTTGATAGTTCACCAGAACATTTAATCGAGGTACAAAAAAACTATGAAGCGTTTGAAAAAGAAGTAGATTCGATTGAAGGACCCAATGAAGACGATGCAAATAGCTTGGACTTAGAGCCGTACAAAGAGTTGTTAGCAAAAGGGTATGACGTCATGTTAGGCGAAGGGACATTCGATACGTTGTATGCGGATATTCCAGACGTCAACGCATGGCTAAACGCTTTCTTTGATTTATACAACGGGATTGCCGATCAATTGGACGAATTCAAAGAGGAACAAACTAAAAATTCCCAACGGTTAAAACAGAAGTACTTGAAAAAAGTTAGCAAGAAAGGGTGAGCGCAATGCGGTTAAACGATCCGCTGCCCTCTTTTTTTGAGTTTGAAGAGAAAGAGTATCCTCTAAATCTTGCTTTTGATCGTGTGTTGGATGTTTTCGATGTGCTGTCTGATGACGGGATGAATCTTCCAGACAAGGTAGAGACTTGTATAAAGATTTTAGTTGGTGATGTAGGACTAGATATTATATCTCAGTTTGTGATGTTCAGAGAACTATACGATACCTATCTCGTCTTTGGTAAAAAATCAGAAGTGGTAACCGATGAATTAGGAAATGTTATGCCAATGAAACCAGTCAGTAAAGATATGGACATTGTATTAGATGCAAAATACATTTATGCCTCTTTTCGACAAATAGGTATCAATTTATTTGAGGAACAGGGCCGTTTGTCTTGGGAAGAATTCCAAGTATTGCTAGAAACGTTGCCAGATGACACGCCTATTCAAAAAATTAAAAGTATCCGTAACTGGAAACCGCAAAAAGGAGAAAGTACTGAACACAAGGAACAAATGAGAGAACTTCAAAGGCGTTATGCATTACCAAATTACGTAAGGGAGGAGGAAGAAGATGGCTGATGGAAGTGTAGTAATTGATGTCGATGTGAATGGGAAGGACGTCACAGGGCTAAATAATCAATTAGACCAATTGGAAGGCAAGTCCGCCAAAGCAAGTCGAGGCATTGGAGACATGGTCAAAGCGATGGGGCTCGTTAAGTTGGGCAGTGCAGCATTTGATGTCTTAAAAGGCTCAATTGAAGGAGCAGTTACACGTTTTGACAAGTTGAACCAGTTTCCTAAAGTATTAACAGCTATGGGAGCTAGTACAGATGATGCTACCCGTGCAACGAATAAGTTGAAAGAAGGAATTGATGGGCTACCAACGAAATTGCAAGATGTGAGTGACACTACGCAACAAATGTATAGTGTTTTTAAAGATGCCGATTTAGCGGCTGACAGTACACTTGCTTTAAACAATGCTTTACTTGCTAGTGGTTCTAGTGGTGAAAAAGCACAACGTGGTACAGAACAATATATGAAAATTCTACGTACTGGTAAAGTTGACCTAGATTCATACACAACTTTACAAGAAACCATGGGTTTTGGCTTAGATAAGTTAGCAGAAAAATTTGGCTTTACAGGCAAATCTGCGCAACAAGATTTGTACAAAGCCTTACAAAGTGGTCAGGTTACCGTTGAACAGTTCAACCAAGGGTTAATTGATATCCAAGATGGCTTAGGCGGAACAAAAGAAGTCGCTCGAAAAACTACAGAAGGTATAGCTACTTCTTTTTCAAACTTAAAAAACTCCGTAACTAATGGAATGGCAAATGTGTTAACTAAATTTGATGAGATCGTAACGAAAGTTTCTGGAAAAAGTATTGCGGCTAATTTGAATAGCTTAAAAGGCATTGTAAATAATACGTTTTCAGCGATTACAAAAGCCATGGATGGCTTAATTCCTGTTATTGATTCAATAAAAAAGGCTTTTGCTGATAATCAATCAATAATAAAAATATTTTCTGATACATTCGATCAAGCTTTCAAAATAATAGGATTTATTGTATATGATGTAATAAATATTCTTCAACGATTTTGGGGAGAAATATCGAAAAGTAGTGAAAGTTCAAGTTTAATTGATATCTTATCAAGTGTGTTTACTACCTTGAAAGATGTTGTGTTAGATGTATTAGAAAATATTCAATACTTTTTTGATATTCTGGGTTCTGTTGATGTTCCAGAAAAATTAGGAGCTGCATTTAATAATTTAAAAGATATTTTGTTCGATTCTGTTGAAGCAGTTGCCAATTTCTTTGGTAGTTTTAATCTAGGAGAAACAAGCACTTCTATTACCGAGACTTTAATAGATACTGTTATATTGCTAGTAGATACTTTTTTAAAAGTAACCGAAAAAGCTAAAGATTTTATAAAATGGATTGATAGCGGTTCGACTGCATCAGATGTTTTTAAAGGGGTAATAGTAGCCTTAGGTGTCGCTATATCTGGCGTTGTTCTGTATTACAAAGCTTGGCAAACATATATCAATCTAGTAGTTAAAGCACAGAAAGCTTGGAACTTAATTACTAAAATTGGGACAGGAATACAAACGGCGTTTAATGCAGTTATGTCTATTAATCCGATTTTTTTAATAGTAGGAGCCATAGCAGCGCTAATCGCTGGATTAGTTTATTGGATAACCAAAACTAAATCTGGCCAAAAAGCATGGAAGGCTTTTACAGACTGGCTTGTAAAGGCTTGGGAAGGTATGGTCGATTTC